AAGTCCTACAGTAGGTCTTGTTGGCGAAGGTAAGTATAATGAAGCAATTGTTCCTCTTCCTGATGGTAAGTCAATTCCTGTCAGTATGGGTCGAGGAATGGGTCAACAAAATAATGTTACGGTAAATGTTTCAATTGATGGCAATGGCAATACTAATCAAAATAGTGAAGGAGACCAGCAAGGAATGGATCTAGGAAGAGTTATTGCGAGTGCCGTACAGCAAGAATTGTTAAATCAGAAAAGACAGGGCGGCATTCTTAATCCGAACGGAGTATCCTAATGGCAGTCTATAAGATAAAAATTCCTGTAGGAGGATATGATGGAACAAATCCTACTTCTGCTAGTGAAATCTCTGTAGACAGGAACTCTACAAGACAAGTAAAGCAGAGAATTCTTACTGCTCAATTTGGAGATGGATATTCTCAAAGAGTAAAAAATGGAATAAATCCTACTGATGAAACTTTTAATGTAAAATTCTCAAATCGCTCGAGAGCAGAAATAAATAAGCTTGCAGCATTCTTAAACAGACAGTCAGGCAAGCACTTTGAGCTAGTAATTACAGAATACGATGATACAGATGCAACTATTAAAGTATTATCAGAAGAGTATAATATTAATTATACAAATACCGAAATACATACACTTACAACAACTTTAAAGAGAGTTTATGAGCCGTGACAGATTTAGTAGATACCGTACAAAAGCAAGAAATATTAGATGGAGATGGGAATTTAGATTCTCTTGTAGAGTTATTTGATATAACTCTTCCAGGATATGACTCTGGTGATCTTGCAGGAACTTTTTATCTTTTTAATGGTACCGATTTAGAGCAAGCAGGAAATAAGATAGAGTTTGCACAAAATGACTATGAAGCAATTCCAATTCAGATAACTGGAATAGAAATTGCATCTTCTGGAGCAATTGCAAGACCTACTTTAACTGTTGCAAATATTCCTGTACTTACAAAAACTCGAGATAGCAGTGAAACTGTTTTGCAAAGTATACGAAACGACGCAACCTTAAATCTTCCCTTTGAAAGAAACGATGATTTAATTGGAACCCGCGTAGTTTATAGACAAGCTTTTTTATCTGATTGTAATACAGACGAAGCTAGTCCTGACGAACTACCTTCGCAAACTTACTATATAGATAGGATTTCTTCTGAAAATAATCTTTTTGTAACTTTTGAATTAGCTTCCCCAATGGATTTAGAGAAAGTAAGAATTCCTGCCCGAAACGTCATTGGACAATATTGCCCTTGGCAGTATCAAGGAAGAGAATTAGGTTTTGGAGGAGGCTGTAGTTGGAGATACAAAGAGAGTGAGCAGCATAGGTTTTTTCGAAAAGACGACACAGAAATAACAGGCACTATAAATGCTTGGAGCGCAACTTATAATAATCCTGATGGGTATTCCGCGGGAGATATAGTAAAAACAACCGATGCTACTACAAGTAGAGTTCAGATATGGGAAGCACTCTTCGATAACTACGGAAAAAATCCTAAAACAAACAGACAATATTGGAAGCGAATTGATTTATGTGGAAAAACTATGAATTCTTGTAAAATTCGTTTTCAAGGAAATGCCTCAGATGATACTTTAAATACAGAAGTACCTTTACCTTTTGGAGGCTTCCCAGGGTCGAAGAAGTTTAAATAAGTGATTGATAAAATACAGGCGCATTTTGAAAAAGAATACCCTCGAGAAGGTTGTGGTATAATCGGAATTGTAAAAGGAAAAAAAGAGTGGTTTCCCTGTTCAAATATTGCAAAGGGTACTGAAAGTTTTATTTTCTCTTCCAGAGAATACTTAGATATAAAGAAAAAAACTGATATATTTGCAATTGTACATAGTCATCCCGATGTATCAAATGAACCTTCTCAACATGATATTGATTGCTGTAATGCTCTAGGAATACCTTACTATATTTTTAGTTATCCAGAAATGGAATTAAATATTATAGAACCTAAAAAAGCAGCATACCCCTTAATAGGTAGAGAGTATGAATTTGGCGTAAAAGACTGTTTTGAAGCACTTCGAGATTGGCTCTCAAAAGAAGGAATAAATATTCCTGCAAGAGAACCTTTCGAAGATAACTGGTGGCAGAAAAGTAATTTAGACTATTTTACAGAAGAAAATATATTAAATTGGAATCATAAAAAAGTAAATAATTTAGAAAAAAATGATGTACTTATTTTTAAAGTACGAGGAAAGGTAGCAAACCATTGTGGAGTTTACCTGGGAAATGATGTATTCTTTCATCATGCAGAAAACAGACTGTCTTGCAGAGAAAACTTATATCCTTTCTGGGCAGAGCATTTAGTAGGAATTTATAGATATGCTGCGTAAAATATATTTAGAAGGTGAAATTGCAGATAAATTTGGGCACGAGTTTGAAATGAATGTTTCTTCCTTTAGAGAAGCATTACAGTGCTTAGAATTAAATTTTTCAGAATTTCGACAGTATTTAATAGAGTGCCATGAAAAAGGGATCGGCTTTATTTGTTCTGTAGATGACCAACCACTGAATCAAGATGAAAAATTACTATTACAATACCCTAAAGGCTCATTTACGATACAAGCTGTACCTGCGGGATCAAAAGGAGGAATAGGTAAAATAATTGCAGCAATTGCCATAGCAGCATTAATTATAGCAAATCCGGGCAATGTATTTATACTCGAGGGCGCCCTAACAACTTGGGGGACCATTGCAGCAAGTCTTGCAATTAATCTAGCCCTAACAGGTATTCAAGAACTGATGGCACCTGACCCTTCTGTAGATACACAACAAGATGAAAGTTACCTATTTCAGGGGTCGTCTCAAAATATAATAGAAGGAGACCCTGTACCAATACTCTATGGACAGCTCAGAATTCCTGGACGTCCTATCTCTTTTGAAATAAAAAATGCAGAAAGACAGTTTATAGATTATATTCAAACTGGTCAAAATTCAGTGGTTCCTCCGATGGATGGCGGAGACGGCGGAGGCGGAGGCTATGGCGCTCCTGATACACTTCCTGATTTTGATTGGGGTAAGATTAACCGTCCTGATCTACCTACTTGGAGTCCATAATGGCCGGAGGATCATCAAAACAATATATAGGACTTGTAGACTTACTTTGTGAGGGGCCTATTCGTGGACTTGTAAACGGTAAAAATTCTGTTTATATTAACGATGTACCATTCGAAAACTCCGGTCTAGTTGGTACGTATAACGAAGAGCAAACAAGTGTTTTTAAACAGCCCACTTTAAGCTATACTGCAGATGATACATCTATAGATGTCTCCGGAGTTACTTTAACCGACAAAGACATTGGAAAATTTGCCCATATTGAAGTAGAATCTATTACAGGGTGTAATCTTGTTCGTTCGCCTATTAGTTTTTCTGGAGTAAATGAAACTTATTTATCTCTTTCGGGCACAGGAATCGACTCCGATTTTAGCACTCTTACGGATAATTTATCTTATGTAAAAGTAAAAAACAGTGACGGAGTATCCTTTTACGCAGATGCTAAATATGCTTCTGGAACAAGTGTTACTCTTTATGTTTCTTCTCGAAGTATAAGTAATCAACTAATTACGAGTACAGGCTGGACAATTACTTTAATTAAAGCAGTAGAAATAACAGGACGTACAGACTCTGATACTTTTACAATAGACAGTGCTTTTCATACGAGCAATTTAACAGATGTTAATTTTTTCTTTTCAGATGCCCCTGCAAGAGAAAGCACTACTACTGGTATAGTAAATAATATTTCTAAATTTGATGGATCAACTCTTCAATTTAGAAAGGGTACACTAAATCAAGCTCCAATCCAGCAGGTGAATAGCTTATCTGGTGGAGTTACTATAACGGGAAATGGAAACTCAAGAAATTTACAGCAATCTACCGATGCAAATAGTACTTATGGCTTAACTTTATATAATACAACTGGTTATCCAGAAAATCAATCTTTTCCAGCAGATGTAGGAAACGCGGCTTTAGTAATTTCTAGTGGCTCCCCTGCGGGAGGCATGGGATTTGGGCTAAATGCTGCTCAAGTAAAGCAGGTAAGTGAATTAAATATCCGAATAAATTATTCTGCACTTATAACTCATAATAATGAAAATGGTGATAAATCCTCTGCAAGTGCAATTTATGTTTTCTTACTAGAGCTTAAAAAACCTGGAGAATCAAATTTTAATGATCGTATAACTTTATTCTCTAATCATGGAGGTGAAGTAGTTCATACTGATCAAACCACTGCTCCGGTTTCTTTCGATCACATAATTGGATTGGATAGATTTAAACCTTTTGATGATTTTAAAATTACTATAGTTAGATTGACTCGGGATGCAGGTCTTCCTGTTCGTGCAGATGGAGGTACTGGGGGAGAGACTGATAGAGGTAAGTTTACTCTGCAAGCAGCCTCTTCTATTGCAGGAGCAAATCTTAGCGCAACAATAAAAGATAAATTTAGCTATCCTTATACTGCCCATGCTGCGGTTTCTTTTTCTTCAAAAACCTATGACAGTCTTCCAAGTCGAAGCTACCTTCTTCAAGGGTTAAAAGTACAAATTCCTACTTCTTATACTCCTCGAGAGTATACAGACGATGGTGTAGCAGTTTACGAAGATTATTGGAACGGCGAGTTTAAAACCACACAACTCGATAGTAATACTAGTGTTCCTTTATTGTATTACACAGATAATCCTGCTTGGGTATTTTATGATATCGTAACGAATAATCGTTATGGAGCAGGAGAGTGGATAGATGCAGATTTTATAAATAAGTTTGCACTATACAGAATTGCAAAATATTGTGATGAGCTTGTAGATGACGGGAATGGTGGCACAGAGCCTAGATTTAGAGCAAATTTATATTTAGCAAAGTCTACAGAAGTATACAAAGTTCTTAAGGATATGGCGACTATTTTTACCGGAATGCTTTATTGGCTGGACGGTAAACTTACTGCTGTGCAAGACGTTCCTTCCGAACCTATCTATAACTTCTCGAAAGCGAATGTTGTAGATGGAGTTTTTAATTATGAAAGTACGGGCAGAAAAACTCGAGTCAATCAAGTAGTAGTTACTTGGAATGATCCTATTGCAAACTATGAGCCTGTACCTCTTATTGTGGAAGATAGAGAGGCAATTGTTAAAGCAGGTCGCATAATTTCTCAAAACTCTGTGGCAATGGGAGCGACTTCAGAAGGTCAGGCACTACGATATGGTAGATGGAAGTTATGGACTGCTCAGAACCAGAAGGAAGTTGTAAGCTTTAAAACCGGTCTGCAGGGCGCTTTTATTCGTCCAGGGGATATTATTAATGTACAAGATAGAGATAGATATGGTGTAGACTATAGTGGTCTAACGAGTAGTACTACTTCTGCGACTGCTTCTTCAGTAACTCTTGATAGAAAACTTACAAGTGTTGCAAATGCTTCGAAGCATAAGTTTAGCACAATTGTAGATAGTTATGCGGCTTTTTATACAGGCTTAAACCCTGTAACTATAGATGGAGAAACATACAATAAGGGCGATAGAATTCTTGGACAAGTATATTTGTATGACCCTGACACAAATACATACGGATTAGATGACATTATTACTGAGGAAGATGCAAGTAATGCTTTTCAAAATTCTACAGGTACTCCTCTGCAAACAGAGTGGAAAGCCTATACTTATGTAATTACAAAAGCTGTAACTCTTGATAATACTGGAGATGTTTCTGTAGTTACAATCGATACCTCAGATACTTCTCTTCCTGCAATTGAACGAACAAACTATGCCGGAGATGCTCCGGCATTAGGAAGTTTATGGGTTCTTCAGGCTTTGGATGCAAATGACCAAAATATACCCGGTTCGAAGAAAGAGTATAGAGTCTTGGGCATTCAGCACGAGGATGATAAAAATACCTACTCAATAACAGCAGTAGAGTACTTTGTACAAAAATATGATGCAGTTGATAAAGACTATGAACTTGGAACTACTCCTTCAAATGTATTTCCTACTGTTGAAGATCCTGACGAAGAAGTTCCTGCGCCCCAAAATATTTACATAGCAATAGATAGTGATTCTTCAAAGCCCGGGGAGGAAATAATAGTAAGTTGGGAAACTCCTCAGGAAACCTTCTTAGATTTACTAGACACTGTACAGAATAGAAATTACTCCTTCATTGATAAATATGAGTTATATCATAATATTCCTCACATAGAATCCCCAATTGTAACAAGTCGTTTATCTTACAGATTTGAAAATCTAGAGGACGGCCTATATACATTTAGAGTACGTGCAGTTTCCCGTAAGCAGAATTATTCTGACTTTGTGTCTACACAGTACGATGTAAGTGATCAATATGGAACCAACGTTGAAAGAGTGGTGGGAGGATTGCCAAAAGGAATATACGCAAATTCTCAGATAGAATACTCTTATAACGCTGATGATACCTCCCCCGAAGCTGTAAGATTTATAGAAGACAGTGCAAATGGTTTTTCAAAAGCTCATGCTTTAACAGATAGTCTTTCTGCAAGCTCTTTGTATGATGTGAGTGTAGCCGGATTAGGGTCTAGCGAACTTCGTAGAGAGCAAGAGTGGTATTTTCTACTTTTAGACGGAGGAGCTTCAAAAGTATATTGGGATACTGATAGTCTTGCTAATCTGTCTTTTTATAGAAAAATAAGCGGAAGTCAATGGAGAGGTTCTTCACAGACATGGGGATCTATTGGTTCGGTCTCTGTAACTGCAGACTCTACTAAACTTACTGGCAGCGGTTTTAATAGTAATCTTAAGCCTCGTGATATTATTGTTTTCGAATACGCAGGAGATATAGCTGCAGTAGCAATAAACTCTGTAGATACTTCTGGGTCTACTTATGAACTATCAATAGATCCCGCAGGTGCAACTCTCGGTGGTTATTTAATAAGTACAGGGGAAAAAATTAAAGTTGAAAATGCAATATTTACAGGAACCGGCACAGATTTAAATGGAAAAGAATACTATGTAACTGTAAGCGGTAGAACTGCTGAGCTATATACAGATGAAGCAAGAACAGAAGCTGTAAGCATTGGAAAAACTTGGAGTGAAGGAGGATTCTTCAGAAGAGTAGGCGCTCCTGCAGCAAAAGTTGTTGCAGTAGTTTCTGATACACAAGCAATTCTTGATAGAAGTTTTTCTACAAGTTATTCTACTACAGGATACAGACATACTTATCGTCCTGACTATAAAGATGACGCTGTTTTCGGAAGAGTGCGCTGGCATAGTTATGATGAGCAAACTGAATTAAATTCATATCGTGTAGAATCTTTTATTACTTTGGAACCAAATCTTCGCGCAGGTAAAGCTGTAGTTGTAACTCCAAGTGTAGAAACAATTCGATATGAGAGTGAAGCGGATGGTACGACGACTCAATCCACTAGTTTTACTTCTTTGACTGCGACAGTATCTGCAGTAGGTTTTTCAAATCCTGAGTTTAGATTAGTTTCTTTTACCTTTCCAGGAGATGTGGATGTTGATTCCACAGTTTTAGATCAAACTATAGTTGATAACTTTGTAGGTCCTGACGATACAGGAGGATTTACAAAAGAGTTTACAATTAATAGCGATAGTAGCGTAGCATACTCCAGTACAATAAATAATATTGACTATGCCGGAACTCCTATACTAATTAAAGCAGAAGTACGAGAAAAGACTAATGTAGGTATTAATTCTTTCGGCACTGGCGATATAATACGAATAAAAGACGGGGCAGCAGGAACTCAGGGTAGAACTGTAGAATTAAATGCCGAAGATTATACTATTGTATACGATGATGACGGTGCAAATCCAAGTTTTGAAGGTGCAGATAGTAATATTACACTTACTGCAACTTCTCGTAATTTTGAAGCAAATCCATTATTTAGAATCACAGTAGATAGCGACTCACCTTCTAGTACTTTTTCTGAGTGGTATGATGGAACATCAGGAACTAATAATACGATATATAGTACTTATATTACTCCTCCTAGCTCTAAACCCAGCTATACAAGTAAGCTAATAGAGGTTCAAGTAGCAGAAAGGCCAGAAGGTTGGAGTTCATCTACTCAGCAGGGCGAAGATTCCGACGGAAATGCTATAAATCCAGTAGTAGGAGCTTCTGATAGTATTTCTATACTCTATCTTCAAACAGGCGAAGGCGGTTACGCAGTTGCGAACTCTAATTCTGCTCATTCTTATACGACTGATGCAGACGGAGAGTTTACAACGAGTACAATTCCTAACTCTGGTACGACGCTCGAAGTTCTAATAGGAGGAAAGAGGGCAACATACGTTGGAGGCACTGGAGTTTCTTCGGGAGGTTTCTCAGGCACTTTAGGGGAAGGCGATTGGTATGTTGTAAGCGCAGTTTCAAGTACAAGTGAGTTTTCCGCAGGAAACATTACAGAAAGCAATGATATTTTAACTATTGCTCCCGTAGCTGTAGATAACACTATCGGCTATGGAGAAAATAGTGAAACAATTACTTGGACAATTAGAGTAGGTACTCGTTCTGGAAGTGCTGTAGATTTAACAACTACACAAAGCCTTACTAAGTCTATAGAAGGCAGCTCGGTTACTATTACAAGTACAAGCACTACTAACGGAGTTACTACTGTTAATTTTTCTGACGGAACTTCAATTACCATTACCGACGGAGACGATGGAACTTCAGAAGGTGTATTAGTCGTATATGCAGATGATGCTAATGGTACAAATAAGTCCACTACGAGAGGGTCTGGCCAAAACTATGTACTATACTATGAGTGGACTGGCTCGGCTCCGAGCCTAAGTGATGTAACTGGAACTTGGGTTCTTTTTGTAGGTGACGATGGAGAGACTCAAGGCGTTATACCTGTATATTCTACTGTAGCTAGTCCTACTGGTACTTCTCAACTTTCTTTAACATATTCTAGTCAAGAATATGTTACATTTTTTGAGTATACAGGAACAAAACCAACTTCTGTTACTAGTGCAATGGTTAGTCAGACTTATGTTCCTTTTGTAGGAGAAGATGGAACATCAGTTACCATTACAAGCACTAGTACTAGTAATGGAGTTACTACTGTTACTTTCTCTGATAATACTACTATAACTATTAGTGATGGAGATGAAGGTACTTCAGAAGGCGTACTAGTTGTATATGCAGACGATGCAAGTGGTACGAATAAGTCTGCAACTAGAGGGAGCGGTCAAAACTATGTACTATACTATGAATGGTCAGGAACAAAACCAAGTGTAAGTAGCGTAACTGGAACTTGGGTTCTTTTTGTAGGTGACGATGGAGAGACTCAAGGCGTTATACCTGTATATTCTACTGTAGCTAGTCCTACTGGTACTTCTCAACTTTCTTTAACATATTCTAGTCAAGAATATGTTACATTTTTTGAGTATACAGGAACAAAACCAACTTCTGTTACTAGTGCAATGGTTAGTCAGACTTATGTTCCTTTTGTAGGAGAAGATGGAACATCAGTTACCATTACAAGCACTAGTACTAGTAATGGAGTTACTACTGTTAATTTTTCTGACGGCAGTTCTATAACTATTAATGATGGAGACGATGGACAGACTCAAGGCGTAAAAGTATTTTATGCAGACGATGCAAGTGGTACAAATCAGTCTACTACTCAAGGAACTAGAACCTTTGTAAAGTATGTAGAGTATACAGGAACTGCTCCAAGCTCTGGAGGCACCTCTGGGTTTGTACAGTTTATCGGAGACGATGGAGAAACAAAAGGTGTTATTCCAGTATATTCATCAGTAGCTAATCCTACTGGTACTTCTCAACTAAGTCTTAGCCCCGGCACTAAAGAGTATGTAACATTCTTTGAGTATACCGGAAATACTCCTACTAGTGTTTTATCTTCTATGGTAAGTGCTACATATGTGAAATTTGTAGGAGATGATGGAGTTGGAGACCCAGGAGCAGATGGTCGAAGAATTGCAACAGGATATGTATATTCTACTCAGAGTGCTACAGGGCCTGCAGCAGGTGTGGCTGCACGATATAGCTTTAGTGGTACTCCTGGATTTACAGCTATAAATGGTAATTGGAGTGAAAATCCTCCTACTTTCAATAGTACAAATAATACTATATATTATTCAAAATATACTGCGGTAGAAGAAGTTGTTAATGATGTTCCTCAAGGAGACTCTGACGAAGGTTCCGGGCTAAGTTTTGGAACTATACGAACAGGAACAAGTTTTACGGGTCTTGTTACTTTTCATAGTGCAGGAGGGCCTAATGGGGATGGAGCATTCTCTACTGATGGGGGTTCAACTTTTACTACTATTGACGGGGGTAAGATTTCAACAAACACTATTACAGCCACTCAACTACAAATTTCTAATAGTGCAGGAGCTAGTACTGCAGGTATTAATATGAACTATAATAGTGGACAGCCTAAAATAGAAATTAGTGATGGCACCAACATTAGAGTTGTTTTAGGCTACTTGAATTAAACACCACCAAAAAAATAACACTTGACATAAAATGTCCCCTTTGTTATAATTTCATCATGGAGAGATTTAAATGAGCGCAGGTACTTACAACTTATTCATTGACCAAGGATCCGATTATGCGATTCAGCTTACCGTAAAGGAAGATGGATCTGCTAAAGATTTAACGGGCTACTCTGCTCGTGCACAGCTGCGCTCAACAAAATCAGCAACCGATGTAACGGCTACTTTTACCTGTACAGTTACAGATGCATCAGGAGGTGTTATAAAGATGGCTCTTATAAATAGTGTTACAAAAGACATTTCTCCTGGTGTATATTATTATGATTTAGAGCTACACACAGCAAGTGATGCTTATGTAACTCGAATACTAGAAGGCCAAGCCACTGTCTCTCAAGAGGTTACGCGATAATGGCTACTAGTATTTCAATAGCTCCTTATGTTACATCCGTTGATGTATCTCAAGAGGCAACGAGAGTAGTTGAAGTTTCTGCAACTATTCCTACTCTTTCTGTAGGTTCTGGAGGTGGTAATGCATCTTCAATAACTGTAACACCTTACAACACAATTTCATCAACAAACCTGCAAGACGCTTTAGAAGAGCTTGCAGATCAAAGTTTTCGTAGTAATACTGCCCCAACTACAAACGTAGAAGAGGGTGATACTTGGTACGATACATTAAACGATATTTTTTATGTCTATCGCACTTTAAATGGTACCTTGGATTGGCACCCTTTACTTGCAACTGCCGATGAAGGTAGATTAGACGGAGGAGCCTTTTAAAGGCTACTGGAGACTCTTAAAT